AAAAAAAGAAAACAAAAACAAGAATCCGATTGGAAAAAGTATTACGGATCTTGCCCAGAATTAAAAGATGATCTCAAATTATACGGAAAAGAGATCTTTAGAAGAGAAATATTGAGTTTACATACCACAAAAGGGAACTGTAATTACGAAGAGACTAGACAATTATTTTTGAACAACGTTCTATCTGAATCACTTGACGATGGATCACCACTATACTATAATAGTAATATTCTAGGTCGCTACATGAGAAAAGATTATGGAAACTTTGGAAAAAACTCTTCATTTAAATCGTGACTGGGCATTAAAACGTATACATACTCTATGCGAGAGTTCTGATAATAAAGATGTAGTTGATGGTTTCGCAATCGCTTTAGAATACCTAGAGTGGTTTGAACCAACTTATAAGTATGAAGACATCTTATCTGTACAATTTAAGGCAAGACCAGATGACTAACGCTCATTCAAAGGAATTTTTAAAAACCATTGATGAACAAATCAAAAGACTCAGAGATGAGGGAAAACTCGATGAGGCAAACACTTTACACCTAACATATTTCCCGTCTGTTAGAGATACTAAATAATATAACTTAACAATTAGTAATAAATGAATCGCATTTGGATAAATTTAAATAAGGGTATGAATTCAATTCCATCTGGGAGTAGAGAACTAGTAGAATTTGGATTTTTTATCTGTATAGGAATAACAGCAGGTTCATTAGGACTAATTTAGATGAATGATATAACAGTTTTTATATACCTCATGGGGTTTGCAGCAGTCTTTGGTATGACTTGTGTATACTTTTTTATGATGATGAGGTCAACATTGAACACTTTTGATAAGAAACCAGTAAAATCTTATGATGATGCAATGAGAGCATATCGAATGCCAGCACCACACCCAGAAATGGAAGGAGTCAAGTTTGGAGAGGAGTTGATGGTGTTTACACCCGAAGAAGAAGATGAAGATGACGATGGTGATCCCATAATTTCACGTTAAATGTGTTGATACCTAAATAAAGCTACCTGGTATTTAACGGTATGGCTGAACCAAAGAAAGAAGAGGTAAAACCTAAAGGTCCTCTAGGTAAACTAAAAGAGGCAGTGGATGATAAGGAAGAGCAAATGGCGATTCTAAGTACTTTCGTAAGACTTGGGATTCTAATTTGGGCAGGGGGAATATTAACATTAAATTATGTTCAGTTTCCTGGTCTATCGAAACAGGATAATATTGATCCAACTTTCATAGCTTCGGTCTTCACAGGAGTTTTAGCTACTTTTGGAGTCGAAGCGGGACAAAGAAAAAAGAGTGCAGCATCGGGTGGTGGTAGTGCAAACGTATCCAAGAAGGATATGGAGATGCTTATAGAGAAAGCAACTCAAGCAGCACCTGCTCAAACTATCAGAATTGAACAAGCACCAATGGTTCTTGCTCCCTCAACACCACCTAAGAAAGGATAATGGATAAGAAAGAAGTGAAATGGGGTAAATGGTTCGCTCTCGGTTTAGGTGGACTTATTGGTTTATCCCACATTGGTATGATAGGTTCTTTATCAAATCGTCAAAGTAAATTACCAAGCATCAACTTACCAGTTGGTCCTTATACATCATATGAAGCAGAAGTTGGACATAATGGATATAAGATAAGTTACAAAGCAAACGATCCAAAAGTAATGCGTGTGGAAAGGGATAGCAATACTAAGGGTGGCTTTCTTGGATTGGCTAACAACAAAGTTAAAGTCGTGGAACAGTACACGATGGACGGTGCAATACACCATAAACCAGTCACAGTTACAGAAGGAGATAAAAGATCAGAAGCATGCATCAAAGCAATCGGAGGTGCAGAAGGAACAGGAAGACTCGTGGGTTCCAGTATTGGTGCTAGTGCTGCTCCTACTCTCTCTAATATTCCCTTTATTGGTTGGGTTGCTGCTGGTTGGGTAACTATGTTCTCAGGTAATCAAGGTGCAGAGATTGGTGGTCAAATGGCTGAGGATTTAAACAAGAATTGTTAGTGTGTAAACCGACACATTGATGCGTAATTATACCTATACGCTATAATAAATAATAGCGTACTGGAGTTGAAACTATCATGTCCCACTACACACTAGGTTATTACGACCAACAAAACAAAATTCACGAAATGTGTGAATATGCGGAAGACGCATTTGAAGCAGTAAAATTTGCAAGAGAGGATGTGCCCTATCTACAGGCACATCCTTTTTCTTTGCATATGATAAGGGAGGTAGAATGAAAAATTTACCAATTAAATCAACGATAATCCTTTTTGGAGTCGTTTGCATAGCAATATTTACATCAGTTAATTACGCTTGGGTATGAAAAAATTTAATACATGGATCTTGGATGTAACTATCTACATCCTAGACTTTCTCTACAGAGGTAGAGACTTTCAAAGATTTTGGGTTCTAGAAGTGATCGCTAGAGCACCATACTTTGCGTTTATTTCTGTTCTACATTTCCGTGAGTCTTTAGGACTTAGGGGTGAAGAACACATCTACTTAATGAAAGAACACTTTTATCAGGCATTAAATGAAACAGAACACTTGGAGGAGATGGAACTTAGAGATGGTAACAGGTATTGGATCGACAGATTCTTTGCCAAGCATCTCGTTTTACTTTATTATTGGATTATGGTTGGGTACTATCTTTTCGATCCTGTTGACGCTTACGACATCAACATGAAGATTGAAAAGCATGCCTTTGAAACTTATACAAAATATAGTGCGTATCATCCTTTAGACACTAAGATTGCAGAGATCGCTCAAGACGAATATGAGCATTCCAAAGAATTACAAAAAGCGATGTTAATGATTGCATAGATAATACTAATCACATGTATTAGTTTATGTTATCTACCAATTATCGTTTAAGATTAGAAGGAATCTGTAAAGACATCGCATCAGGAACAGAGGTCAGTATGGGTGATATGATATGGGCAACAAAATTGGCAAAGGCAAATACAAGTGCAAGAGGTATGTTAAGTTCAGCAAGGAGACTAGCGACAGATCCAGATGGATCTTGTTTAAAGTATCTGGACATAGGAGATCCTAAATCAAACAAAAAAGGATTTAGTGGTGCAGATGATATAGCAGATTGGTTTAAGAATGATAGATCTGATGATTGGAGGCAGCGAGATTGATTAGACTCTTAAAATTATTGGGAAACATTGTCGATCCAAGTTGGTGGACAGATCTCATTGGTGAAAAATCTGGTGCATATGATCGTGCAAGAAAACCAAATAAGTTTAAGGAGTGGAAATTGAAACAACCTCTATGGAAGCAATTCTTTATAGAGGTTCTAATGTTTACATTGATTGCACTGGCATTTGAACCAGTGTTAAACCTATTAGGTATGTCAATGTTACCTTGGAGGTGGTTTTGATAGTTTGGAGTATTGTATGGATGATTGTTATATTGTTGATTTCTGTGTCAGTTGTGATATACTATATTATGAGATACGATCATTTCTTTCCAAATGAATAAGTTAGCAATAATTCCAATATTCTTTTTAACTATGTGTGGTACAGCACCAGTGACTGATCCACCTGCACACGCTTGTAGTCCTCGTTTGGATGGTAAACCAACATATTGTCCTGATGAAAGAGATTTAATACTCAAACCAGTTGAATTACCAAAAGAAGAACTTAAAGGTGAAATTGATATCTATAATCCACATCACTGGCAGAGTATACAGATGATGTTTCAAAGAAATGTGAGAAAAGGTCAGATAGAAAAAAATGCAACCTTACCTTCTGATGCTATAAATAATGCACTAATGGAATTTAACAATGGGAGCAATGACCCCACCAAGTCGGAAGAGTTGTTACAACTTCCGAGTTATCGAGATCAACCGAGTGGTTGATGGAGATACAATAGATGTAACAATAGATCTAGGATTTGATCTATATAAAAAAGAAAGAGTTCGCATCGCTGGAGTTGATACTCCTGAGAAGAGAACTCGTGATCTAGAGGAGAAGGCACTTGGAATCGACGCTACTAACTGGCTTAAAGAAAAACTGGAAGGTGCTATTGATGGTGACGATGATCTCATCATCCGTACTGAGCTTGATGGGGGTGTCGGGAAGTACGGGAGGTTACTGGGATGGTGTTACATCGGAGACTCCGACTTGTCTCTCAACGAGATGATGATTACCGAAGGATATGCTTGGTCATATGACGGAGGTACTAAACAAAAAAACTTTGAAGAACTTCGTGAAATACGTAGATCTTTTGGAACTTTACAGGAAGGTTAA